TATGGCAGTCATCGAGGGGGCGGTGAAGACGACGCAAAGCGATGTAAAAGATGTTCTCAACACGATGCGAAAAGTATACGGAGTAGATTCAGACGAATTCCAGCAGTTCGATCATGGTAACCATCCCAAACGGAGGGCAGGCGACCTTGGGAATGATATGGCCAATAAGATATTGCGTTATTTTGTCAACCGCGTCTTACCGCAGATCATCGTGTGGGCAGTGCTGGGATATGCGGCCTTCCAGATCGCATTGAATCAGCACGTCATCCTGGCGAAGTAGGCAATTATGACAAAAGTGAGACCAGTCACCCAGTTGCAATTGGACGGTTTTGCGGACCTGTTGAAAGACGCCGAGGAGGGCGGGCAGGACCAGAAGCCGTTGACGATGGCCGAAGTGCGCGAGCGCGAGATGGCCGCACGGCAGGCGCTGGGTGACAGATTCTTGAGCGATGACGCGCCAAGCTGGGCCGAGAAGTATCACGAGTTCATGATCTCGAACATCCCCTGGCGGATCGCGGCCTTCATAGCCTGGTCTATCGTGCCGAAGTACATGCGCTGGCCGAAAACGCAGGACGAGCTGGCAGTGGAAGTGCTGGGGCTGACCAGCGACCGGCGCATTGTGGAATGGCGGCGGAAGTACCCGTACATCGACCAGATGATCGCAAGCCAACAGACCGCGGCGCTGCTGGACTATATCCCAGGCAGTATCGCGGCCAGCGGCAAAGTGGCTTCGATAGCCGATTACAAAGCCACGCCAGAACGACGCCTGCTGTGGGAGGCGACGGGGATCATCGAGAAGACGTCGAAGGTTTCCATCGAAGATCCCGGGCTGGTGAGCACCGGTCGCAAGATGCTGGAGAAGCTGCGTAAATTGCCCACCGAGAAGAAGATCGAACTGCTGGGGGAGGAGGCCGAAGCCTTCATGCAGGAGTTGGAAGAGGAGTTCGCGGAGGAGGATGAGGCGCTGGATCCCCCGACCCCCCTGTCGTCTGAGGACGACATCCCCCCAAATTCGGAGAGCGCGAATTTAGGGGGAGAGGTGGAAGCATGAGTCAAGTATCGCTGCGAGAGGCGGTGAAGGACGACCTGCGCGCGCAATTGCGGGCGGAGCGGTATTTCTCGGATTTCTGCAAGTTCGTGGACCCCAAGCACCCGGTGGAAGCGCCGCACATGCACGTATTAACGCGCAAGCTGCAAGGGGTGGCGCAGTACATCCTGACGGGCGGGAAGCGCGGCATCTCGCGTTTGATGATCTTCATGCCGCCCAGGTATTGGAAAAGCCAGACGGCTTCGCGCAAGCTCCCGGCCTGGCTGCTGGGGAAAAATGCGGACCTGCGCATCATCCTGACTTCTTACGGCGCGGACTTAGCTTCGAAGCATTCCAAAGCGGCGCGCGACCTGGTGCAATCGGAACGCTACGCGGCTGTGTTCGGGGCGCTGGCATCGACCGACGATCCGGTGACGCTGGACCCGGAGAGCAAGGCATCCGCGGCCTGGGAGATCGCGAATCGCAACGGCGGGATGCAGGCGACCGGTGTGGGCGGTGGGGTGACAGGCTTCGGGGCGAACCTGCTCTTGATCGACGACCCGGTGAAGGGGCGGAAAGAAGCGAACAGCAAGACGCAGCGCGAATCGGACTACGAGTGGTTCAAGGGTACGGCCTACACCCGTTTGGAAGACAACGCGGCCATCATCCTGATCATGACGCGCTGGGATCAGGAAGACTTAGCGGGGATGCTGCTCAGGGCGATGGTCTCAGACCCGGACGCGGACCAGTGGGAAGTGGTGATGATGCCCGCTTTCGCGCTGAATGAAGACCTGTATCCGCGCTCGGAAGAGGAGTATATCGAGAATTTATTGCGGGGCATTTATATCCCCAGAGACGGCGACCAACTGGGGCGCAAGGCGGAGGAACCGCTGTGGCCCAGTAAGGACGACACCAGAGAGCTGGAAAAGAAACGCGCCAACATGGACGACTTCGAGTTCACGGCGCAGTTCCAGCAGATGCCGCGCCTGGCGGAAGGAAACTTCTTCGACGATAAGGATTTCGAGATCGTAGACCGCGCGCCGGAAGGTTTGCGCTGGTTCCGATACGCAGACCTGGCGCTGGGGAAGAGCGAGAGCAGCGATTTCAACGCGTGCTACGCGGTGGGCTTCGCGCCGAACGGGAACCTGTTCATCCGCGACCCGCTGAAGGTGCGCAACCTGGACGAGTTCCTGCCGGACCTGCGCATGTTGATGCTGACGGACGGGGAGCTGGGGACGGTGTGGGGGATCGAGAACACGGCCTTCCAGGTGTTGGTGGTGAAGGAGTTCCTGAAGGATAAAGCACTGGTGAACATCCCGATCATGGAGGTGACGCCGAAGGGCAGCAAGGAAGACCGCGCGCGCGCCTGGCGTTTACGCGCCAAGCAGGGCAAGGTGAAGCTGGTGCGCGGGCCGTGGAACCAGGATTTCATTCGTGTGGCGGCTTCGTTTGGGCCTACGGCGCGTTATGACGACGATATCGACAGCGTGAGCGGCGGCGTGCAGATGCAGGCGGAGGAGGCCGGGGGGGATGGTAGGACGGCTTCGAGCGAGGCGGTGGTGGTGAGTACAGAGTCATTATTCAGTGATCAGTTATCAGTAACCAGTGGGCAATTCCCGCTGGATTTACGGAGGTAGATATGGCAATGCCAAAAGGAAGTAAACGTTTCGAAGAAAAGGTTCCGCTGGCAATCGAGCTGGTGGAGAGCGAAGGGGAAGAGCCAAAGGGCGGGGGGCCGTGGCGCATCAAAGGCATCGGCATCACGGCCAACGTGGTGAATGCAAATAATAGACGTTATCCGGCGGAAGTGCTCAGTGCAGCGATCAAAGAGATGGGGGGCCATCTGCATGAGAGCGCCGGTCAAGGCCGTCTGTCATCGCTGGCAGTCGGGGAATCCGATCATCCCGAAGACAAGGGCAATCGGCGTCCATTGCTATCCGAGGTAGTGGTCAACTGGGACGAGGTCGAATTTGACGGCCAGCAAGTCGTCCTGGAAGGCAACTTACTCGGGACCAGCAGGGGAAAGGACATCCGGGCCCAAATCCAGGGCGGAGTGATTCCCGGCATCAGTCAGCGCGGCTATGGCGAGGCCAAGATCGTGAAGGAAGGTGAAGCCAAAATCGAGGAGGTGACCATGCTGGTCATCACCGGTTATGACTTGACCGCGCCGAACGAACAAAGCGACCCGAATGCGGGCGCTACTTACTTTGAATCCCAACAGGAGGATGAAATGAATCTCGAAGAGCTTTTGAAGCTCCTGAAAGACCACCCCGAAGTTTTCGAGGGTATTACCGAAGCCCAGGTGAAGAAGATGGGCGAGGTCCAATTGAAGGCGCTGGAAGAGAACGTGCGCAAGGCGCTGGGCATCGACGAAAACGTCAACATCAACGAGAGCCTGAAGGCCATCGCTGAGAAGGCGCACAAGTTCGAAGAGAACGAGAAGAAAGCGGGCATCGAAGCCGCGATCACGGAAGCCACCAAGGAACTGCCTTACGGCGAGAAGGCCAACGCCAACTTTGTGAAGGCGGTACGCGCGGCCAACCTGCAGGACGAGAAGGCGGTCAAGAGCCTGGTGGAAGCCAAGCGCAACGAATATGACACGTTGTTCTCCGCCGAGGAGCTGCAGAAAATGGGCTTCACGGGAAAGATCAACGGTATCGCGCCGGTGTTCGAGAAGGAGACCGGGCAGCCGGAGTTCGCGCAGGCAGCCTACGCGCTGAACGAGGCGATGGTCAAATCGGAAATGCGCAAGATGCGTGACTTCCGCGAGGCCGAGACGCGCGCAGAACTGCTCACGGTCAAGATTTTGGAACGCTTCGACCAGCTCAACAAGCATCACTTGATCCGTGAAGCGAAGGAATTCAACGAAGCCGAGCAGGCCAGCGACCTGAGCCTGCCGTATTCGATCAGCCGCGCGATCATCATGGAGGCCTTCCCCAACCTGGTGGCTGCGGGCATCTTCGACGTGGGCACGATCGAGACCAGCCCGACGCGACTGTATTTCGAAGCGCACGCGGCTGAAACCGGCTACAGCGCAACCGCGACCGCAGAAGTTGTAACGATGGGCGCGGAAGAGACCTGGTATGACTTGACTTATGGGCGCGTTACTCCCGGAACCGTGACAGTCACCAGCAACCCGGCAGGCACGACCTACACCGAGAACACTGATTATGTGATCGACTACGCGGCAGGCCGCATCAAGGGGCTTACAGCAGGCGCGATCGACGCGAACGACGTGCTGGTGACATACACCTATACCGCTATCCGCCAGGGCGAAATGGCCCCGATCGAACGGGCGAAAGTATCCCTGAGCTACATCACCGTGACGGCAGCCGCTGACCGATTGGCTGACCAGATCAGCCGCGAGGCAGTGGTCTTCAGCCGCTCACAGCTTGGCTATGACGCGGTTTCGCGCACAATGGCAAGCCTGATCCGCCAGACGCAGCGCAAGATCGACCAGGGCCTGTTGTACATGGCGCTGGCAGCGGTCAAGAGTGTGGCCAGCAACAGCGGCGGCACCTGGACGACCGGCAACGATGAAGAAGATTACGACGACTTTGTGCGCCTGCTCGGAGAAACCAAGGTGATCGTGGCCAACCGCTTCTATACCCCGACCTACATCCTGATGAGCGTGACCAATGCGGAAGACCTGAGCAACTGGAAAGGTTTCAAGCGCGACGGTTTCCCGAATGCGATCTTGAACGCGGCTGGCTTTGCTGGCGGCGTGAAAGGCTTGCCGATCTTCGCCAGCACCGAGTTCCCCGACACCACCGTGGTGGTGGGCAACCGCGAGCTGGTGATGTATCGCGTGTTCCAGCCGATGATCGTGCGTGGGCCGTACCCCACATACGACGTGAGCGGCAGCACATCCAAGCTGGTGGCAGCCGATCAATATTACACCGAAGAATTCAACGTGACCGAAAGCCCCGTGGAAGAGAAGGGCGCTTACCTGACGATTACTGCTGGATCGTAACCCTAGCCCCCCTTAGTCCCCCCATTTATCCTTCGGAATAAATGGGGGGAGATAGGTTGAATTTATGGGAATTACTTTAGCGACATTGGTGAGCAGGTTGCAGGCGGATGTGCCTGCGGTGGATAGCGTTCCTTCGAGCGACCAGTACACGCGGGCGATCAAGGACGCCGTAGCGGACTTTTCGCGCCGCTGCGGGACCGAGAAGATCGACTCGCTCAGCATCGTTTCGGGGACAGCAGCCTATACGCTGCCGGATGATTTCCTGAAGATGATCATGCTGGAGAGCTTTGCCACGGCAGACGGGGTGCTGATCACCGGCGAAGGCATCATCCCGTTGAGCACAACTTGGGAGGAGCGGCACTACATCCGCGGGCTGACGATCACGTTCAATCCGACGCCCAGCTACACGATGACGCGCGAATACCGCTACAAGGCGGCCTGGGCGCTGAACGACGATGGCGACGAGTACGAGGATATGGGGGAGGAGGAAGCAGGCATTATTTTGTTACGGGCGGCGACGGCCTGCCTGACGAAGCAATCGAACGTGATGGCGCCGGAAGCCTTCAGCTACCAACAGGGCGATGTGAGCGTCAATACCGGCACACAGACGCTGGCCGTGCGGGCGCAGTTGGACTCGGTGGAAAAATCGTATCTCGAAGCCTGTGAGAAGTACAACGGGCAGTATGGGGTTCTTGTATGACTATAGCAGCCTTGATGACGAAAGTCCGCAACCTGCGCGCTGAGAGCATCACGCTGCGCAGGGGCAGCGGGACGGTAACAGCCCAGACGATGCGGGTGGAGCGTACAAGCCGCGGGCGCATTTTCGACGTGGACCGCACTTCGGAGCGGCGCGCGGATGTGGTCATCAACGCGGCCATCGGCGCGGACATCGCCGTGGGCGACCGCTTCACGAGCGGCGGAATCTTATACGAGGTGACGTTCATTCGACCGAACAAGTCGGTGGCGACGTTTGCGGAAGCGATAGCGATCGAATAAAAAAAGGAGATTATGATGACAACCCTATATAAAAAGACATATTTTCGAACCAGCCCTTCGGAAACCGCTGCCGAGGCAGTTGGGTTTATTCCCTATGAAAGCCAGGAAGATGGATCTTACGCCCAGAGAGGTGTGGATTCTGGTCCTGCGCAAGCTGTGACTCGCACGTTCACGCAGAATGACGACATCAGCACGGCGAGAGACATATCTGCTGCGCCTGCAAGTGGCCAGAAGATCGTTGCCCTGGACGTGTATGTGAGCGTGGACACGGCGGGCTATGTGACCATCCAGATGGAAACCAGCGGCAATGTGCTGGCGGGCGCGTATATGGCTGCGAACAGCACCATCGCCTTCACGCTGCGCGGGTTACTGAAGGGCGACGCGGCAAACAAGAAGCTACAGGTGAAAAGCTCGGTGGCTTCCAAGGGCGCCGTCACGGCTGTGTATTTCTCAGAGGCATGATGTCGTATCCCGTTGCAGCGTGTAGGGGCAGCAAGATCATGGGGGGGGTAAGTGATGCCGTTGCTCCAACTTTAGCAATTACGTTAAGTTCATACGCTATAAAAGCTGGAGAAACTTCTCTGATAACTTTTACGTTTTCAGAAGAAGTATTGAATTTCACTGTGGCTGATGTGACTGCCCCCAACGGAACTTTGTCTGGTTTAACTGTTACCGGAGTTCCAGAAGTCTATACTGCTTTATTTACCCCTAATGTAGATACAGAAGATCCAACAAATGTTATCACTGTTGGAACGGACTGGACTGACTTAGTTGGCAATCCACCAGCTAGTTCTGCGACTTCGAGCAACTATACGGTAGATACAAAAATCCCAACTGTTACGCTTGTGGAAGTTCAAACAGGCCTGACCATAGATGTCACCTTTTCTGAAGCGATGGGGGACGGCGTTACTACTGCGCTGAATTATGCAGTAAGCGGGACTGGAAAGGGAACGCTTGCGACTAATCCTACATCGGTTGCGTCGGTATCTGGAAACAAATTCCGTTGTACCTGGACAACTGGTGAGATGTTCAATGGCGGAAATATCACGATTACGGTGACAGGCGCAAAGGATTTAGCCGGGAACGAGATCAATTCCAACGGGACCGACACGGGCGGCGCAGTAGGAACAGTCCCAACATTTGTCATTACTTGTGTTCAAACATCCCCGACCGCCACGACTCCGCTGAATTTCATTGCTACAGCCAGCGAAGAAGTGACGGGCTTTGCATCCGGCGACATAACAGTTGGTGGCGTAGGTGGCGCGGTTGCTAACTTCGCAACGGCTGACAATATTGTCTTTACGTTTGACTCTACTCCGTCTGGTACTGGTGCGGTTACGGTGGATATCGGGGCCGGGGTTTGCACAGATTTGGCAGGCAACCCGAATACAGCGGCGAGTCAGTTGAGTATTACGTATGTTTCAACCGTAAACCCATACACTAACAACGTTGTGTGGAGTAGAGATATTCCTACTGGTATTTCTGAATCTAAATGGGAAGAGCCTGGAACAAATGTTGCTGCTTATGATGCGGTAGGGCTTGACGGAGAAGCCAATCATGCTTCAACTTTGACAGATAACAATGTTGGCGCCTTTGAAGGAGTGATTAAGACAATAATCGGGCCAGCGGATTCTAACCCTGTTTTGTGGCGTGTTTTCGTGAAGAAAGATTCGGATGTTTCCAGGTTCCCCGAATTTCTATTGCAGCTCACCGGTGGAACACCTTATAACCAAACCCCTAACTTAAACACACAAACTGGCGCTATTGTGAACAGGAGCGCGGGGGCAGGAACGTATTCAGCTGAAGTTAATAGCTATGGAGATTGGTGGGAGTGCATCTTTTCGTTTTTGAATGATGGAAATAACACCACTTCAAAGCTGACAATATACCCAGCTAGAGGAACTGTAATTGGTGTCGCTGCCACCGCAGCGGTAGGCTCGATAATTATTGGAAATGTCGAAGAATACAAAAATCTTACCCCGGCCGCCTTACGTGGGCTTGACCCAAAATACACACCTTGATTGGATGAACCAGATGGGAATGAAAAAGAGTTACCTGTTTATTGCAATCGGTTTTTTCGCTCTTGCATTTGCACTCATTGGTGTGATGGCAATGGACTATGAGCCAGAAATAGAACAACTGCCATTTGCCTACGTGGAGATTGCAAAGCCTCCACAAATAACTATGCAGGATAACAAAATTATTATACAGCCAGAAATACTCAACCCTGAACCGATGCCGGAGTTTGAACTGCCAGATGGAGTTGTACTTGGCGGTGAGTGGCTGTGGGATGAAGAGTATCAAGAGTATTGGTACTTTCACGGCGATGATTTTAGTCGCAATTGCCAAGACTGTCACCCTGAAAGTATGGGCGAGGAGTTTTGGGGATGCTCTGATTGGAATGACCTATAGGAATATTGAATGAGTTTTCGATGGATCAGACTGCCGTCAGAGTTGGCGAAGGGCGTCGATGAGTATGGTAAACGGGCTTATGTCGCCATCCATGCGGCGGCGGCTTACTGGGGGGAAGATACACAAAATAAGGCCAGGAAGAGAGCTTCCTGGAAAGATAGAACAGGCAATGCCAGAAGCGGCATATTTTATGCGGTAGAAGGCTTCGGACTAGGCACGGTAACAGGAGAGATGGATGCAACTGCTGAAGAATATATGCAAGAGTTTGAATTCATAAAGGCCGAAGGAGATACATTGATCATAGCAGTATCGCACACGGTCTTTTATGGCAAGTATCTGGAAACTTATCATGGCGAAAGGTTTGCAATTATTTTGAGCACCATTCAAGGAAATATACCAAAGTTAGAACGTATGTTGCGAGACATATTCAGGTAGGAGAGCCTAATGGCTTCTTTACGAGATCGGATCAGTCAACTATTTGGAAGAGCCAAGCCGCAGCAAGCGGAAGGCGCTGCGACTACGCTGCCTGTCGCTCGCTCCGCTCAGGAGCCGATGGAGTTGGCGAACAAGTTCAAGGCCGAGACAGAACGCAAAGCGGTCATCGAGCAGTGCCGCCTGATGTACAAGACCGATCTGCGCATCAAGAAAACTTTCCGCATGCTGGCCCAGGATACGCTCAAGGGCGGGTTCTCGGTCAAAACTGCCAACACGCAGGCCCAGGCGCAGGCAGATGCGCTCTTCAAACGGCTGGGGCTGAACCAGAAGCTGGAACGCTACGTGCGACTGAGTCCGCGGGACGGGGATTCCTTCCTGCAGGCGGTGATCGACGAGAACATGGACATCGTCAGCCTGACGCGCAAGCCCACGCTACAGATGCGGCGGGCTACCAATGACGCAGACCAGTTCACAGATCCCGCGCGGGCCTTCTGGATGGCGGACGAGATGTACTGGGGGATGGAGCCGCCCAAGAACGCGACCTGGTTCGCGCAGTGGGAGATCATCCACGCGCGCTGGGAGTGGGACGAGGAGAGCCGCTATGGCACGCCCATGTTCGCTTCCGGGACCGGCACGTTCAAGAAGGTGAGCGAAGGCGAGACCGACATGGCCGTGCGGCGCAAGGTGCGGGCAGCCATGCGCTACCACCACGTGATCGAAGGCGGCCCGGCGGATGTGGAAGCCTACAAGGAGAACAACAAGGCCGCGCTGAACAACCCGAACGTGGCCGCGGCGGACTTCTTCAGCAACAAGCCGGGCGGCATTTCGGTGGTGCAGGGCGACGCCAATATGGACCAGATCGCGGACGTGAAGCACCAGATTGCGACGCTGTTCGCTGGTTCGGACGTGCCGATGGAGCTGGTGGCCTACGGCGAGGGACTCAACCGCGACATCCTGGGCGACAAACGCGAGGAGTACGAGGAGATTCTACGGCAGGTGCGCGAGTGGACGGTGGACGAGATGATCCGCCCACTGCTGGAACTGCAATGGTTGCTGAAAGGCATCCTGCCAGACGGGCTGGAGTATGAGGTGATCTCGAAGCACGCCACCGGGTTGAAGGCGGGCGACTTCCTGACGATCACAGACGCGGTGCTGCGCATGAAGATTTTGGGGATCGCGGATGAAGTCATCAAGGCCATTTTGGAGAAGCAACTGGGCGTAGACATTGGCGAGTTGATCCCGCAGGCGGACGGGGAGACGGAGAAGTTTGCGAATATGTTGAAGGGGCTTAGTGTGTGATGATGAATATTCAAACTAAAGTGAAATTACTTTATCTCAAAATAATCACAGATGAAATTTTAAGAAAATATTATGACAATGAAGAGATTGAATATATAAAACTTTTTATTAAACAAGAAGATTGGAAATATATTCGTGTCTTGCATGGCTATGTTAGTTTTTATAGTGAACGTTATATCAAGGAAAATAATATTTTTGTTTTGAAAATCCGTTTTATGAAATTTAGATTGGAGCGGATCAAAATGTTTATTCAGGGCCGTTTGTTGATATTGGAGTTGCTTGGATGGCGACAGTTATTGAAACATTTCTAATTGAAGCGACACAAACCCCCACTGTAGCGGGTATTCTCACGTCGAAGCTGTACCGGGCGCAGTTCGTGGCCACGGCGCGGCTGCAATTGTGGTTCACAGCGGAGACGCATAAGATCATGGCCAAGTTCTCGGACGAGGCGCGCTCGGTGGTAATCAGCTACGCTGGCAAAGATGGCCTGTTGGATACACTGGATGGTTATCACGCGCAGCAGCGCCTGACCGGCATCTGGGGCGATGCGCTGACGGAATGGGTCAAGCTATTCAAGGGGGCGCGGGAGGTGGCGGCGACTTTGCCGTTTGGGGGGCTGTGTGAGTTCCATGAAAGGCTTGTCACCCCCCTTCCGTCCCCCCAAATATCGGAAGAGCGCCGAGATTTAGGGGGAGACCTGTTGGAGGCGCGCGTGGTGGATGGGGTGTTCGCTCCGCAGATCCAGGTGCTTTTGAATGCGGCGGCGGAATATCTGTATGGCGACGGGATGAACTTATCCGGGCGCATCTGGCGGCTGGACCGGGACGCGCGCGACGGGATGAACCAGGCCATTTCGCTGGCCATCTCGGAAGGCAAATCGGCTTGGCACCTGGCCAATGAGTTGGAGCAGTTCCTGGGCGCGGACGCGGACTGCCCGCGTTGGACATCCACAAGACTGTACAAACGTTCTAAATCGCAAATCGCAGCCGGAGATATGACCGGGCTGATCACCAATCCCAATTGCGACGGGCAGGGCGTGAGCTACAACGCGCTGCGCCTGGCGCGCACCGAGATCCAGAAGGCGCACGCGCTGGCCACCGACAAGGTGATGATGAACTCGCCCTGGGTGGAGAAGGAGCAGGTCAACCTGAGCGCGCAGCACCCGGAGCCGGATATTTGCGATGATGTGGTGAATGCAGGGGAAAAAGGGGAAGGGGTATATGAGAAGGGCGAGATCGAACTTCCGCTGCACCCGAACTGCCTGTGCTACAAGACGGCAGTATTGATGGATGAGAAGGACTTCACGAGCGAGTTGAATGCCTGGGTGAAGGGCGGCGAATCGCAGATGATGGACGATTACGCGCGTTTCCTTGGCGTGAATGACAACGAAGAAGTAACGAACACCGACTTATCGAACGACAGTTCCCTGCTGATGCTGGGAGTGTGGTTGTTTGGGGAGGCCCTAAAACTATGATCCAGCACGCTCCGACACGCAAAAAGGAAGGTGCGGGATGACCCCGCCAAGACTGCTGAAATTGCCGGTAGACGCCTTCGCGCGGCGCGAACACTACCTGGACCATATTGCGCCGGTGTGGTTGGCGCTGAAAGAGAAAACGCGCGGGAAATTCTACGTCCCGGCTTATATGGAGGACTACGCGCGCGCCAAGGGGCTGGAGCCCAGCGTGCTGGCGCCCGAGCGCGGCGAGGCGATGAATGTCTGGCCGCGCGGGCTGGGGCCGCTGCTGGTGGCGGCTTACGGCGATATGGTCAGAGCTATACGGCACGTGCCGCAGCGTCCGATCCTGTTCATGGAGCACGGCGTGGGGCTGACCTTTGGAGACCATCCGGGTTATGCAGGCGGGGGCGGGACGCGCAAACGCATCGACCTGTTCCTGAACCAGAACCAGCACACGCATGACCTGAACAAGCGCGCATTCCCGAGGACGCCGGGTGTGGTGATCGGGACGCCTAAATTTGATTCAGCCACGAATTACACGAAAGTCACGAATGGGAAGAAACCCGTTGTGTGTGTCTCGTTCCATTGGAACGGGGAGGACGTGGCGCCGGAAGCGGGGAACGCTTTCAAGCATTATATGAAGGCCATTCCGGAGCTGGCGAAATGCAAAGAGTTCAAGCTGATCGGACACGGTCATCCGCGTTACCGCTTCATGCTGGCCAGCTACTATTACGAGCATGGCATCGAGGCCGTGTGGGATTTCGAGGAAGTGCTGCGACGGGCAGATGTGTATATGCACGACAGCGGCAGCACGCTGTATGAGTTTTGCATCACGGGCAAGCCGGTGGTGATCCTGAACGCGCCCGAATTCCGGCGCGATAAGCACTGGGGCATCCGCTTCTGGGACTACAGCGACATCGGCCCGATGGTGGACGACCCGGCTGATTTGATGGAAGCAATCAAAAGCCAGGTCGAGGCGGCGCGCGGGGGAGCAGATCCGTATGCCAAGGCCAGGCAGAAGGCCGTGCGGGAGTTGTATCCATACCGGGGCAGGTCTGCCAAGCGGGCGGCCAGGGCCATCGAAGAGTTCACCGGGCGCAAGCTACCCCAGTTGCGCAAGATTCGCACCCGGCAAAGGGAATCGGTTGGCATCATCTACATGGCCTTCGGGGAACCAGCTGTGGAAGGGGTGATGAGTTCGGTCAACTCGCTGCGCAGGCTGGGTTTGGACGTGCCGGTCTGCATCGTGGGAGATACACCTATCGAGGGGATGCAGTTCATCAAATGGCCGGGTGAAAGCCCGTTCGACCCGGACTGCGCGAAGAACTTCCAGTTCCGGGCCGGGCGCGTCAAGCCGGGACTATGCGCGCTGACCCCGTTCGAGCGCACGCTGTATATCGACGCGGACACTGAGTTCATGTCGAAGCAGGTGTTGAATGGCTGGCGCTTCCTGGACGATCATGATATGGCGCTGGCGCGCGAGTTGCTTGAGATCGGGCAGCTATACAACAAGCCGCGCGCGGGATGGGAGATCAATATCAAAGAACGCAACGCCACCATCGTGGAATTGGGCGGCGACAAGACAACGCCTTTCCTGAACAGCGGCGTGATCTTCTTCCGCAAGAATCGAGCGGCGAATCGCGTCTTCAGGGCCTGGGGAGAAGCCTGGCAGGAATGGCAGCAATGGGACGAGCAG